CTCGCTATTGTCGTCGATTTTGAGGGCCGGTACCATCCGCGTGCCTTTTATGATCGACCGCATCACTTCAGGCTGAAGGTTGAAAACGAGCGTTCCGCCGGAACCTCCGGTCGCCTTGCCGGTGAAGAAATCGTCATCAACCATCAGGTAGACATCGTAAGATTTGCCGTCCTCAGTGCTCCATCCGGTGTTCTGTAGGATCATAATCGAACGGTCATCGACCGTTTTTCCTAGAGCAAGCCGTGTCGGTAGCGATGCGCCGTAATAAGTCGTGGTAGCTGTGCAGCCGTTGTCGACTTCCTCGATAGTCCAATCCCCGACGCCATCTTGCGCCATGGCCGGCGTTGAAACCAGGCAGAGTGCAAGGGCAAAAACGCGCATAAATCCCCCCGATAGAGCGGGAGGCTTATATACGCGCTTCTACCCGAGCACCAGCCGGAGCTTCGCTTCTTCGACTTCACGCTCGCGCTGCGTCACTTCGGTGCGACATGGCGACGGGCAATTTTCACTCTCCGCCTTGCGGCTTTCGGTCAGATAATCGAGCGACAACCTCCGCATCAATCGCGCCTCCCATGGTGCGATATGCACATTGGTCAGGCGCTGCCATGCCTCAATTTCGCGCCACGAGAGGGGGGCTGGACCCATGCCGCCCGATTCCGTGATGCCGATTTCGGTCAGGCGGGCAATGAGGTGAGGGGCTGGATTGGGCGGCATCGTCGGAGTGATGCCGTCTTTCTTCATTTGCTCCAGGCGGGATATTTCGGGACGCGGCGCGTTCGATTGAGCGCGCCGCGATCCCGCTGGAGGCTTAGGAACGGCGGCGAGCCAAGCGAGCTGCCGCACGTAAAGGCTCAATTCGCGGCCGAGCCGGCCTTGAACTTTCCCCAATCGGCCACCGTCTGCTGGACCTGCTTGGCGATAAAGCCGAGCTTCGGATCCCGATAAACGGCGGCGAACAGTGCTGCACCCTGCGCATCCGGCGCCTTCGAGTAGGCGAAGTTGCTGAACGCGACCGTCAGTGCGGCGAGATCCTCGGCAGCTTCGGCCCGGCGTTCCTCGAAAGGACCGACAGAGATTTTGCCGTCATTGTCCTGCATCCGCTTGACCGTGCGGGCCGTTTGACGAGCCTCGACGATACCGAATGCGTCGCTGCCAGGGCCGTAAATGACGATCTGGACCGGCTTCTTTCGCTCGGTGTCTGCGTAGAGCAATTCTCCCGCCGCATTTTTCACATGGATCGTGGCCGTCTCGACGACAGCTTCGGTGGAGATATCGAAAACATCATTGGGCATTGTGAAATATCCTCGCGGTTATGGGTGCATCGACCCCCGCTCGACCGCGAGGAGCGAACGGTGGCCGATGCCTGATTTCCGGCTCAAACCGGAATTTGGTTAGGGGGCTGCGACCTTGATGATCTTCGTGTCGATCTCGATCGTCGGCGACGCCATGATAATGGAGTCCGCACCGTCGATCGTTTCCGGATAGCCAAACACGCGACCCTGGAAATAGCGGATGGCACCATCCGGGTAAGTGGCCTTGAAGCTGTATCGGGCGTGGTTATCCGGAGCCGAGGCGGTGCGAAGCAGTGTCTGCCCAGCGTCCTCGTCATCATGCGCGATAGTCGGGCCGAGCGAACCAAAATCCGTCGAGCCCTTGTGCTTCTGCTTGGCGCCGTCGAGCGGTTGAAACTCAACCTTGTTCGTGTTCGCACCGATCGCGCCGAGCTTTTCGATTCCGCCGATCACAGTGTACGTGAGCGCGGCGTATCCGGAGGCGTCTTCAGTGGCCGGTGGAGCGGCCGAGATGGCGAGCTTCGTGCCCGCCGCCGTAATGGAACCCATGCTTAATCTCCTTATGGGCGAGCCGGACTAGCCGGCGGTCATTCAACCCGGGCGGGCAGAATTTCAGTCGGAAGCCTGCAGATCATCGCCATCGGGCGGCTCTGCGGGCTGTTCCAGTGCCGGTGCGGCCGGCGCGGGGGTCGGCGCAGGCTTCGGCTTCTTCGGTTTGCTGGCGGGTTTCGCCTTCGAGGGCGGCTTCGCAGGGGCCTTGGCGGCCGGGGGAGCCGCTGCGATCAGACCAGCCGCCTCATAGTTGGCATAGGCACCGGCTTCCAACAGATGGATTGCTCCAGGCATGAAACGTTCGCCGGTGCCGTGATCGGTGAATCGCTGCGCGATACGCGCGCGCTTTTTGGGCGTGTCGGTCATCTTCTTCTCCTCGGGGTTTTAGGCGTCGTAAGAGACGCGGAAATCCTGCGTTTGCTCGAAGGTGTTGCCCGGACCGCCGACATCGGGGCCGGTGCCCGCGGTCAGGATAGAAACCGAGGTACCGCCGCCGATATTGCCGGTTTTCCCGGCGCAGCAGTCCTTTGCGAGCTTGATTATGCGCTTCTGGTCGCGATAATTCGCCGCCCGCACCAACACGGAAACGCGATCAACGGTGCGAGTCTTCGGGCTGCGTTGCAGCTTGTGGCGCTCGACCGAACTGACGCAGCGGACGAGCAGAGCGGGCAGCGGGGCATTTTCCGGGAGCCGTCCGCCCTTGATGTTGTCGACTGGCACGACGTTCACGAAGCCGTCGAAGTTGCGAAGCAGTGCGCCGACAATGGCGACGCCATCGATTGGCTCGGTCGTCATTCCAGATCCCCCTCGTCATCGCCGACGATCCCGGTCCGCTTAACCCGCTTCGCGATGTAGTTCTGCGCTGCGGCGATTGCCTCGCCCTCTTTGATATCCAGGGCGGGACGCAGGAACGGGTGAGGACGCGCGCCCGGGTGCCAGACGGTCGACCCGACGAACTTTCCCGCGATAACCAGCGAGCCGTCTTTCTGCGCCTTGTTGATACGCTTGACGCTCATGCCGTCGCGTTGGCTGTCGTCGACGCTGATAAAGTGCGGATCGGTCCCATACTCTTCCCAGGGCGCGAGGTGCGCGCCTGGGCCCTTCACCTGAACCTTGGCGACGACCCGGCCGGTTTCCTTCTTCGTCGCGACCTTGATCGCTCCACGGACCTCGCTCGATTGGGTACGGTCGCGTGCCTCGTCCGCAACGACGTTGGCGGCGGCCCGGGCCGCCCCGCGAAGCAGCTTGTCCTCGATGTCGCCGGGGATACGGGACATGAAGGCCTTGACCTCCGACTTTCCGCGCGAGGTGACCATCAGGCCGCGTTGCCCGCCGGTGTGTAGTTCTCCACCATGAACTCGAGGCCGTCCCGGCGGCCGATCTCAGCAGGACCGGAAACGATCTGCATTTCGCGACCGTCAACGCCATCGGTCGTTTCGACGAAGCGCATATCGCTCGACACGTCCGTACGGAAATACATGCGAACCCGGGCGGGCCGCGTAGAGATATCAACGCCATTCGCGATCTTCTCGCCACGGCTGGGGAGCATGTCGTGAATGCTGCACCACACGCGTTCGGCTACCGTTTGCCACGAGCCGGAACCTGCGCCGTCGAATTGTTCGTCAGCGACGGGGCGCTCGATACGAACGAGCCGGTCGAGGTTGCCGATCGCAAGGCCAGGCATCAGCGATAGATCCGCATTGGTTCGAGCAGACTTTCAACCGAGGTCGACATTGGCACCTTGCTCATCTGGACGACGGCGGTCGTGTCGCGGTTGCGATAGAGGTCGCCGATCATGAGAAGCATCGCGGCGCGCGCGGCGGGCGGAATTTCGTCTTCGTATCCAGCGATGTACTGCACTCGGATCGCTTCGCGGCGCAGAGAGCAGCCTTCCCATGCCCAGGACGAGCCCGCGGGGACGAGGTTTGCGCCAAGTAGCTCGAAATCGTCGATATCCGCCTGCACGGGCTCGTCTGCGCGGTTGAGATACTCGACGGCGACGAGGTTCAGGACCGGACCATAGGGCAAGCGGATCGAATTGCCGTGGAAGGCGTCGAAACGCGCTTCAAGGGTCTGCGCTCCGAGCGAACGGCCGAGCCAGCCGTCGGGGCCGTCGATCGTCGCCACCGCCGCCGCAATCATCCCCTCAACGAGAGTCTTTTCGGCCTGATTGCCGCCGAGCTTCAAATGCTCAGCGGCCTCCTCGAAGGAAATGACCGGAGTGGCCGGAGTGACGACGACGACGCGCATATCAGGCGGCAATCACCAGCGCGGTCGCAGCCGAAACAGCCGTCGCCTTGCTGGCGGGATTGAGCCCGTTCGTGGCGGTGACGGCATAGGTGATGGCCTTCCCTACGTCCGCCGGTTGCAGAACATAGGTCGGGTTGGTCGCGCCGGAGATGGCAACGCCGTCCCGGCGCCACTGGCGCGCGGTGACGCCGCCGCGCTCAACGGTGCCGGACGCACCGGTGAGCGTCTGGCCGCTCTGCGCGGTCCCGCTGATCGACGGCGCCACGGTGAAGGCCGGGGCGCACATGAAGCCGCGCGAGCGACGAGCAGAGCGGCCCATCGTCAGGCGCCCTTGTTTTCGGCAACGGGAGCCTTCTTGTTCTCCGGCTCCGCCTTCTTTTTCTCGCCGCCGTCGGCCGCTTTGTCGTCGGCTTCTTCGTCCGCAGGGGCGAGGTCGGCGGAATTGTCCTTCTCGAACGCTACCTGGTCGCCGGCCTCGACTTCCTCAGCCGTGGCTTCGCGCACCAGGCCAGCCTTTTCGAGTTCTTCGAAGCGCTTGGCGGTGACGTCGCGCAGAACGCGACCGGTGGCGACAAAGCCGTCATCGCCGTAATGATCGTCCAGAACGAGAGCGTTCCTGGCCATGGTCTTTCTCCTTGAAATGACGGGGCGCCCTAGAGCGCCCCGAAACGTGGCAGATGGGTTAGGTGGGTTAGGCGATGACGAGCGAACCCTTCACCAAGGCGCCGGGGCGACGCACGACGAGCGCGAGGCGCTTCTCCGCGCGGACCGTCAGCATGTTCTTGATGAAGTTGTCGCGGTCCTCGGAGCTGATCAGCACCTCGGTCTGCATGCGGTCGATCAGCTGCGCCGCGACCGCGAACGCGCCCACCATGAACTCGCCGGGGTCGATGGCCGGGGTGTCCACGACTGGCAGCGACCAGACCTGACTGCCGATCTGCGCGAAGGGCCCGCCGCCAATGTATCGGCCCTCGCCATCCTT